TAAAAGTTCGCACCTGCAATTAACATCCTCCTCAGGAACGCCGAACATTCCGGGGGCCGGTGCGTGAGCGCCATCGTAAGTGTAGAAGTCATCTCCGATTGGTACGGTCTCGCCCTCAAGGTAGTCGTGCGTGTCGCGGACTCTATCGTCAAGCATGGTCACCCATGTCTTCAGGGTCGCGCCTGACTCTATCGCCGTGTTCAGCGCGGCGGTGTTCGCAATGCGGTGCGTCTCGGTATCGGCAATTCTTGCGATATCTGCCCCTGTGCCGCCGCTTGAGAAGTATTCCTCTACCCGCTCTCTCCAAGTCTTCCCAGCCACCTTTGCGTCCACAACGCCCATAACATCGTCCAAACTCGGTTCGTAACTGGATGAAAGATTCTCTCTGGTAACGGAATTGCCCATCGCATATGCCAGTAGGAAAAGGTCGAGCAGTTCATCAATGATGTCCTCTTCCTCTTCCTTGCGGTCTTCCAGACGGGCATCGCCGAACCGCTGACGGATTTCTTCGTCAAGTCGGTTAAGTTCGTCCATAGGCAGAATGCTTGCCATTAGGCAGCACCGCCCGTATCATTCTCGCCGTTGTCGTTATCAGACTCCACAATCTCTGCCTCACCGGAAGATGCTTGCTCTTCCTCTTGCAGATTGCCGGTATTCTCCGCTTGCTTCAGCTCCTCTGCTTTCTTATCCGGGTTGCCCCAGATCATCTCAAGCCACTTTTCGGACATCTTCATGTCCTTCACCGGGTCATTGGAAATGCCGGACTTAGCTGCCGCCAGTTCAGGATGCAGACCCGCCGCCATGAGAGTCTGGAAAGCCTGTGCCTTGCTCTGAACATTTGCGGTCTCATTGCGGACAAAGTTCAGTTCAAAGTCGTTCAGGTTAATGTCAAGCAAGCCTTTGCGCTTCAGGATTTCCACAATGATGCGGTCAAACTGCCTGTTGGACTTCTTGAAGAGGTCTTCCGTGTTCCTTGCTGCCGCATCGGCCTGATACCAACCGAAGTTCGCCAGGACAGCAGCACCGGTGGTGTCGTATGTCGAGCTGCCGTTGCTCCGGCTCGGCATAGCGCAGATGCGAAGAATCTCGTCATAGATACTGTCGGTAAGTACCTTCGTCTGCGTCTGATCAAGCTGCTCGGAAAGCACCTTGAAGTCGGCCTTGTTTTCCCCGATAGACCGGAGCGCAATCATACCGGCCTTGCGGATGTCAGTAATGGTGGTGTTCTCCGGGAACTCGCAGTTGACAGCAATGGCGAGAGACTGGATGAACTGTTCCACGCCATCGCAAGCGTTTGAAGTCAGGTTTGACAGTTCGTCAATAAGCGGGACAGCTAGCTCAAATGCGGAAGTGTTGATACTGTTGTACCGATACTCAATGATGGGGATGTATCCAAGAACATTCGGTTCGGAGTAGTCGAGTGTGGTTGCCGTCACCATGTAGTCGTGGTTCTTCTCCGTGGTGATCATCTTGCCGACAACCGTGCCGGTCAGGTGATACACCATGCGCTCTGTGAACACATCGAGCTTGGCAACGCCGTCAACTGTAACGAGGTTCACTCCCATGACCGGTTTGTTGCCGGGGCGAAGGGAATACACAACAAATGCAGAGCGCGGGTCAAGCGCATGTGCGTGGAACGGAACCTCATTGTCATCGCTCGGTTCAACATACAACGCCGCCTTGCCCACTCTGTGGAACCAGTCGGAAATCTCATTATCTGCTTCCTGCTTACCGGAGCGGTACAGATACTCGTTCAGGTTCTTAACCTTCGTCTGCACACCTTTGCGGCGGGAAACATAGCTGCACGGCTGTGTCAGGAAGTACCCGTTTTTGAAGTCAACAATCTCGGTTGCCGTGTTCACCTGAACGATGTTCATAATGTCCTCTCGGACTTCTTTGCGGCGGTTGAGAATGGGCTGTACGCCCCTTGTGTACCAATACAGGAACTCTTCCTGAAGCATATTTTTAACGTGATAAACCAACGCCTCGTTCAACTCGGCAATCAGGTTATCTTCGTTGATGTCATCAAAGGAGGCGTAGATGTCCAGCCGCCCGAACATATCGTTTCGGATAACTGGGGAACTGTTTGTATTTTCGTCCAAATCCTTCACCTCACAAAAAAAGAAAAGGCCAAGTTGCTTGCAACACGCAAACAACTCAGCCCTAATTAGCCCTGCTCACAGCCAGATTGCTATGAGCGCAGTATAGAATTTAAGCTTGTGTCACGGCTCCTTGTAGACGAGCCTCCTGTTATTCTCAAGCACGACCCACTTGCCGCGCTCTTTCTTCGCAATGGCCTCACGACCGGAAGCGACAACCGCTTCAATCGCGTCCAAGACTTCTTGTGGAATCAAATCGTTGCCCTCATTTCCTTGCGTGTGCCGCTTAACCGGATTATTGGCGTATCCTTGCATGGGATTTTAAAACCTCCGGTATCTCCGTACCCTCCGTAGTTCAACTTTGCGCTTGTGTTCACATACAATCTAGTACCATATGTGATACTACTGTTTGCGTAATTAGGACGGGCAAATCCGTCCTTAAGCATTGCCGGTAGATGCGTGTGGCCGCAGACAAAGATATCTGCGTCAACGATGGTGGAGAGGTCAACCAACCGCTGAATCTTGCCGCCCTCTTTCCTGCCGCCACCATTTCCGTGGCTAACATAGATGGAGTAGACAACCTTGCGGTTGTGACTCTTACTGCCTAGCTCACCGAACCTGACAAACACCAGAGCAGTAGTCGGGGAATATCGCTCCTCGATACCAAGCTGCCTACACATCAGTTCCGTAATGTCAATACCATTTGTGCGGTAATGCCGATTCTCATGGTTACCGGTGACAACGCACAGAATCTTATCCGCAATCGGTGCGAACAGTTCCACGCAAGCCCTCAGTTCCTCCATCGGGGGAACGGTCTCTGAGTAGGTGTCCGAAATAGAACTTTTAATCGCACAGTTCATAAGGTCACCGTTGAGAATGCAATAGCAGTTCTCATGTTCCTTGACATATGTCAAGTCTTCCATGATGCGCTCATGGTCACTGTGCGGGTCTGCCCAATGGTAGTCTGCCACCGGCATGATTTCGATTTCGGTTAATGCTTCGGATAAATCAATCTTGATTGGTTTCAAACGTATACCATCGCCAACTGCCCCACCCCTGCTAATGTCAGCGTGTCATCCCACCGGCTCTATGCCGGTCTTTGTGGTGGACGGATGAGGAATCGAACCCCAAACTGGGAACCATCCCGCCCATATGTGCCACGGTTTAGGTAGCCACTCCGTGCCGTGGGCTTTGCGCGTTGGCTGTGGGTACCCTCGCAAAGGACAGCCACGCATCTATACCTGTTAGGCGCGCCATGCGTAAGAAAGGAAGAAAGGACGCACGGGCCGGTCTTTTGACGCATGAGTGGAGAGGAGGGAACCCCTATGCGTCATGGTCGGTTGGGGCTTTCCCCCATATCCCCCATCTTTTCATCAATCTTATACCCTACTCAAAGCCTATGCAAAGATAACATTTCAGAACGGACGCTTGAGAATAGTAGCTACATTGGCCCGGTCAGACAGTTGCCAATCAACGAACAGCGACAACACATCGCAAAAGTCATCATGCTTATTGCGGCCCATCATAGAGTAGGAGCAAAGTTGCGACATGGCGTCCCGATACTCCCTGTCTTGAGGATACAAGCTTTCATCCTTAAACAGGACATGAGACTTGACCATGCCGCTGTTGGCGATGATGCGTGTCTCCTTATTGCTCTGCGTCCACTTGGTAGTGATGCTGGTCATGCCGCCCAGTTCCTTCACCCGCTTCTGGACATTCTGAGCAAAGATTGTGCCGCCTCGGTTAGACTCAATCCGGCACATACGCACCTTCCGGTCAACCAATATCTGGGCAACCCGCTCCTCTACAGTCTCAACCTTGCCGTTATCAAAGATGACCTTATCCATGTAAAAGTCGTTGCCGTACTGATACATGATCGGCATGGTGCAATAGTCAGCGCCCTGCTCCTTAGTGTCGCAGATTGCCAGAATGGAATCAGGTTCTTTCTCAGGAAGTTCAAAGAATCGCCGGAGTTCAGAGGAATCATAGAGCAAGCCCTCACGCTCAATCGGCTCGTTGCAGAACAAGGCTTTCCAGCTAGGTTCATCCATGATATCCCGTTGCTGATGGAGGGCCGCAGTTGTGTAACCAAGACCATAGGGGTAATCAAAGTTGGACTCATCATTCTCATTCAAAGCGGAGAACCGGATAAATCGTGCGCTAGGATCGCCATCGTACGCCCGTTCCAATCGCCCGATAACATCGTGGACGCTCCACCGGGTAGCTATGTGCAGTTCCTTGCACCGTGTACCTACTTTCCTCTGCCTCAGGTCGGTGTAGTACATCTGCCACAGTTTGTCCAGCCGGTCAATGGACATCGCTGTCTCAATGCCGTCAACAAGGTCATCACAGTAGAGGATGTTCATGGCACGGACTTTACCGGCGTTGCCGGAGCCGATGGAGGAGAACTCCAAGGTCTTGAACCGCATATCCTCGGATTTGTCGTACCCTATGCCTATCATCATGTCCTTGGCATTCGTTCCGATAACACCAAGGCCGGGGAAGACATCCTGCCACTTGTACTCGCCCATCGGGTCTAGGATACGGAGCATTTCCCCGTACATACCGCCAAGGAACGAGTTATTGTGCGAGCCAATCAGGTTGGGAAGGAAAGGATTGCGGCCCACTGTCCATGCAAGGAAGAACTCAGCCAGAGTAGTCTTGCCAACCCCCGGAGGTTCCGATATGCCCAGCAGCTCAATCTTGCCGTCCTCCAAATCTTGCAGGGCCTCGGCACATGGGAGAAGTTGTTTCCTCCGTGGCAGATAGAACTGTTTCTCAGGTGCGCGGTCTTTCTCAATGTAGATGCAAAAACTGTCAAAGAAGTGCGGTGCGTCAAACAGATGACTGCGGTAATACAGATCAATCATGTTATCAGCGTCCACACCGTCCCGCACCATCCTGTTTGCGGCTACCCGGAGCTGCCGGTTGAATTCATGTGCGCGAGAGAAGTTTCCCGGATCGTAGATGGTCACCCCGTGGTCACGCCGACCTTTACCTTCGATAATGGTCGCGTCTTCCATCTCCAAGCCCCTACACAGGTCAAACGCATCGTTCAGGGCATAAGGGTCATCCCTCGCAATCAGTTTCGGTATCAGATTCACATAGTCCGTCCTCGTCATCCTCCTCTCCGTTCAGAATCTCCAGTAGCTCATCCCTGTTCATACGGACGAACTCCAACAGGCCATCGTCACGCATAGCGTCCATCATAATGGTGCGGTCATCCCGACTGCAATTCCAGTAGCAAGTGTAGGTCTGCCCATCGGCATCCCGCATTTGCAAGGAGATAGCGTCAGGGTCAATGTTGAACAGTTCTTGCACCATGTCCTCAACCCAGTGCGCAT